TTACGGATGTAATCCTTAAGCATCCCAAGCTTAAGGATTACATCCGTAAGCCCCACCACCAGCCGGTGTATTCGCAGACTTAACGTTACTTCAACAAGTACCTAACCATTCCCAAAATACCTTTTTTCTGAGGTAGATATTCGGGGTTGGCTTGGAAGTACTCTGTCAAAAGGTTTCGGAAATCCTCTTTTTGTTTCGGGATGGTTGTACGAGTGAATCCAAATTTCTTACAGAGTCGGGTTAGTTCCATAATTGGAACCAAATTGCCTTTCTTCGAATTTGGGGTTGCGTCTGTGTCAAGTTCGTGTGTCATTTTATTCCTTCGATTTTATGCCAAACTGGAACTCATCCAGTTTGTTCCTGAATATACGTAGAAAAGCTTATTCGTTACGTCCACATAGGATGACCCAGTAAAGACAAGTGGAGTCAATGCTACTGTAGATGCTGAATATGGCAATTGAAACATGTTGGTTGCTGTTACCCCGGATGCTGTAAGAGTAGTTCCATCAAACTTCATATTTTTTTCTCGTTGCGGAAACCCCTATCCCTTTAGGGTAGGGGAGGAGCAACGACACCAATACATATCATCTATTTCACAAAAAGATTGACTTTTTCCATTTGGTATGATACTTATAGGTGATGATTACGTATAACACCAAACTACTCGGAGACACCGATGAGTTGAAGAAACTACTCCAAATGGAGCAGTTGGTGTATAACATTGCTTCCAAAGAGCAGTTCCCCGAGAAGACCAAATCCCTCGTAATCCTTCACTCCAAGGTCTATAAGAACGTCCGCAAGTCAAACCCCGAAATCCCATCGCAAGTCGTAATCAAGGCAGAGCAGGAAGTCCTGTCCGCTTATCGCTCCATCAAATCCAATAGGCATAAGATTACGAAACCCATTGTGAAGACCAATCTCTCAATGCGACTTGATAAACGTCTCTATTCAATCCCCGATAAGTTTTCCATTCGTATCACTACTACTGGCAAGCGACAGACCTACAAGTTTGTGGTCTATCATCGTCTCAAAGAACTGATTGAAAAATATCCATACCAAGACCCACTCATTTACGAACACGATGGCAATGTCTATATCTGCCTATCCTTTGAGAATAAGCAACCACAACTCAAACAGAGATTAGCATTGGGCGTGGATTTAGGCATTCGCCGCTCCGCAGCCACAAGCGATGGACGACTGATTATAGACAAAAGTTTCAATGAACGAAAACGCAGATTGAGACACCAAAAAGACCAACTCAAATCCAAAGGAACCAAATCTGCCCGCCATAAACTTCGTTTCTCCTTGAAGCGTAAAGAACGCAATCAAAACAAAAATCAGACCCATCTGATTGCCAACTCCATTCTCAAGACCGAAGCAGATACGATTTGTTTAGAGAACCTCAAATCCATCAAACGAAAGAAAAATCCATACCAGAATAAGCATAGTATATCGCAAGTTCCATTATACGAACTCCGTAGAGTAATAACCTATAAGGCACAGAACCAAGGAAAAAGTGTTCTGCTTGTTTGCCCGCAATACACTTCTCAAACTGACTGCGTAAGCGGTAAGATTGAAGGTGAAAGGCGAGGTTGTAGATTTTACTCAAAGAACGGATTGATATACGATGCGGATATAAACGCAAGCATAAACATTGCGAAAGTATCCAAACTTCCCGTATCACAGACACAAAACCTGACTTACGGGCAGGCGTCAGTCAATACGCCTAATGTATGTAAATCCTTGGCAAGTGTCAGGGTCTTACAAGCCCACTCCCTTTAGGGGGTGGGTGTTTGACTGATAGTCCTCCATGATTTGCTCATTGCATTGTATCTCCAAAATTTTCGGGGGTGGAGAATGTTTGTTATTTTTTGCTGTCGAGCATCATCTTTGAGTTTTTGAGTCGCACGGCTATGATATTTTCCATCATATTCCAATATGACGTTATGAACGGGGTCATATCCATCAATGTAGAACAAATCTGTATCTGTATGAACTTGGTAATTGGGTTCAAATTGAAATCCCATCCTGTTCCACTTTTCAAGGAGTTCCATTTGACCTACATCGGTTCTTACTTTCAAATACTTTGTCTTGGAAAGAGCATCATAGTACTTCTTCCTATATTCTGGGTTTTTCCAGTTTAGTTTGACTGCATCAGACATTTTTCGTCTTGTATCTTCGGATGCGGGTGTTCGCTTTTTTCCGCTCCAATATTTTGGATTCCGGTCTCCGGTATGACTTATGGAAAGTTTTAGCCTCGTTTCTTCTGATGGGAGTTTTCCAGTATTACTGCACGATTTGCATACAGAGTCATTCTTCCTTGCTCTGTAAAAGTTAGATGGCAAGGAGTACAAAATAGATTTTCCGCAGTGCGGGCAATTCCTACTATACGTTATTTCGTCGGTTTTGTTCATACTAAAGATGATGCAAGTGATGGAACTCCTTCGGGTGGGTATCCTGCTGGTGAAGGTTCTTCCAAACAGCTAATACTCGTTGACTTAAGCGATGAGACCGCCACTCGTCTCCATTGACCGCTGGTATAGAGATAGAAATACTGTTTGTCGTACATTATATCTCCTTGCTGGCCACTCATGTCGGAGCCGAATTCGGAAATAGCCACTTTTCTCCAATATCCCTTGGAATAAATATAGAAATTCCGACCATCAAACTCAACCGAGCCGGGGGTTCCATACAATGGCACTCCATCGGTGCATCCCGGTGTAAACTCTGCAATGGCTACCCATTTCCATTGGTGGTCAGAATGGATATACAGATACTTATCATCGTACGATATGTCACCATCTTGACCACCTGCATTTTGTGCGATTGGAACGGGCACTATCCTCAAAAAGAGCGGGGAGTTATCCACCTTGATACCTACCCGTGGGCCAGCATCGAGGAAACTGTTGTCCGTTATGCTCGTGTCTAGGGTCATTCCCGGTGGTGGAATGATGGTATCGTAACGGAGATTTGGATAGTTTGGGCTTCTCCATTTTTCAATATTGAAGTTCATCTGGGACAACTCAAAGTCGGTCTTGACTACTTCAACCCCCATAATCAACTTCTTGGGCGTCATCCTTTTTTGGGTAGTCATCTTGTGACGTTCCAAGAAGGTTACTGAATCTGGTAGGATATAGCCGTGGGTCTTCAAATCAAATTCGGTACGAACCAAACGCTCGTCTTCCGCCTGAATTTCTACCGTGTGGGCGTATCCACCTTCTACGTTTACACGGAAACGAAATCCTTTAGTGCTGCCCCAATAGTCTTGTGTATTGAAAATGATGGTCTGAATGACTTGATTCATTTGCTCCACCAGAGCAGTCCATACAATGCAATGGTAAGTCAAAATCATGTGTTTTGGAACCATTACATTGAAAATCTCATTGACCGGCGCATTTTGACCTGTAAGTGCTCCAAACTTGGTGTATTTGTTCTTCTCCGAGTACAATTTCATCGCTGGCGTATCGAGATAGCGGTTGAAAAACATCAAGGACTGGTCATTCTCAGAGTTAGACCGCTTAAGAATCATGGCAGGTTGCATGACTTTTCCCTGCTTATCACGAATGTATCCATCACGTTGGGCCGACACCCATCGCTCGGGAGGGCCGAAGAAAGTAGGAACCTTGACTTGCTTCCCTACATCTGTTACTTGAAGTTGAAGATTCCCAAGTTGATTGAGTATGGCTTCATCAATGTCATACAATGTGACAGTGAAGTTCTTCTGGCTATCTTTATCACGACGCACCTGTTCCGCACGGTCATTGCTAATGAAAGCAGCGGGGTCATTGTTCGTCACGAATTTCTCGGCACGTTCAATGGTTTCCTTCACCGTGTTCGGTGCGGGATTTTTGATGTCTCCTTGCCAGCGGCCCATAGATTATGATTGTCTTTCCACCAAGTCAATCTTGCTAAGACTGGTGTAGTGACAGTTAACGATAATACTGAACGACTTGTCGGGAATACCACCCAAGAATTGTTCTTGCACCACGTCATCAATTTCGTGGAAACGGTCATTGAAGTGAACTATGTCTCCCGTTTGTGGGAAGAAGTTCTTGTCCTGCAAGTTTCGTTCCATGAACTTAAAGGCAACGTTCTGCTTACGGTCAGGGCCAAAATCATCAGCATCCGTAGTGATGTCGGCTCGGTCAACCAAGCATACAAATTGTACCCCGGGGAAGTACTGCTTGCCAGCCTTCGGGCTGCTTTCACCGTAGATATTGGTCTGAGTAGCGTCGGCACACATCTTGAAAATGGTGACTTCGGTCTGGATGACATCACCCATCAACTCATCGTTAATACCATAGATGAATGAGATGTCTCGTTCCGAGAAATATCTCCCGGGCAAACTTGCCCCTGAACTTCCTGTGTTTGAAAACGTCATGTGTTATGAGGTATGTGTTGATACCAAACTCGTTGCTGCGGATTCGATTTGGTCAAGAATGTTAGTTATGGCGGCGTCACGTAAAAGTTTTGAATATCCTTTCTTGATTAGAAGGTCTCGCAACAATTTCGTTGCCTTCTTAATGTTGTTTCCCATCTGAACTTCTTGTGCTTCGCCGGGGGCTTCCGCATTGGTTTCGGGATGTTGTGGAACTTTGTCCCATCTTTGGTCGGGGTCTATTCTGTCATGTTCCTCTTCCTTCACAAACGCCTGAGCGTTTTCATCTTCCACATAGCCATACTCTTTGGCTAATATTCTTGCTTCTTGGATGGCGGTCTTTTTGGCTTCTTCCACACTCCTGATATAGCCGAACCCGACACCCTCCAATCGCTTGTAAGAAAGACTCTTGTCGCCCGTCGAAAAGACTTTTTTGAGTCCTGAACGTACGAGTTTGGCGTTGGGGTTGACTTCATCAACGCTTTCGGTAATGAGTTTGAAGGTGTTGCCTCCGATGTTTTCAAATAGTTTCTGTTTCATATGTTATCCGATGTAGATGTAGAGTGGGACACCCTTCAAAGTTGTTTGTAGTTGTTCTGCCATTTGTGCTTGTCTGTCCATTTGATTGAACTTACCCGCAGCATCAAGCATTTCTTTCAAATCGCTTATGAGTCTTTCCTTGGTCTGTTGGGCTTCGGCACGAAGTTCGGCACCATCAAGGGTGACTTCACCACCGGGGATTGGAATGACTTGGTGTTTCTGACGAATTGCACCGAGAATTTCTTTGCAGTTGGCGAGATAATAATCACGAATCCACTGTTTGCCGGGGTCATTGATGGTCATGTATGGGTGATTTACATACGGAACGTCGGCAAAGTCCGAAGATACGAGAGACCCACTGTCAGAAAGATTTCCCTGATAGCGTTCACGCTCGTTAATGTATTCCAGCCACAGCTTGAAGCCTGTGGTTGGGATTGGCATGATACGCAAGCGGTTGTTTGCCATTTCAAATGAGTAGGCTGATTTACGAACCAAGTCGTTGAACTGAATGGCCTGACCACGAAGTAAATCTTCGAAAATTGGTGTCATCAAGAACTGGACAGCGGGTGAGTAAGCACCAAAGCCGAGTTCTTGTAGAACGTTGGAATAGCTCATACCCGTCATGGAGAATGGGTCGTAGATACGAGCGAAAGCGGGAGGACGATAATGGAACACTCGTTTGACTTCAATACGGTCACAGTGTTCAATTGTGTCACCAATAAGTGCCTGTAAATCGTAATCTTGTTGCATTGGGTTGACTTGGATTGCTACCTTCTTCCAGTCAACTTTTCCACCCGTTCCTGCCTCGGAGCCATAGTCCTTGGCAATGTTGATAAGTTGAGCAAGACCAGACCCTTGGATGTTTCGTCCAGTAACAACGTCCGTTCGGCTCATGCCTTGGAGAGTGAACATGTTGTTAATCATGTTGTATTCGTTGACCTTGCCGTTATAGACGTTTACGGCTTCCTCGAAGGCAGCATAGAACTGAACGTCAATCATTTCGATAGCTACTGTAGGATACCCAAGGCGACGTGCGGCCCATATCATAGCGTTATAGGCGTCTCGCTGGAAAGCGGGGTCGCCATCGTACATGCCGAAAGCGGTGCTTCCTGAGACTGCTGACCCGCTGCCGGGAAACCGAATACGTCCTTGGTCTGATACTGCCATAAAAAAGTGTGGTTTACAAAGAGTTCTCTTCTCTATAAATATAGGGGAACTTCGTATCAAGTGCTGATATTTATACTCGTCCAGTGCCCTGCCTTGTGGTGGGATACGTACACGTTTAATGAAGCCACTTACCGCCAAACTGTCTCAAGACGCAAGCACCGACCAACCCGCTGTACAAACCGAGTATTGGGATAGCGGTCTTGGTGCGGCGGGGTGTATTTTCGTGGCAAGAGACACTGGACGCATCCTCCTTGCCCATAGAAACGGCGACGAAGACCCTCAAATGGGATACGTTGAAGAACCTGACACTTGGGCCACTTGGGGCGGCAAAATAGACCAAGGGGAATCTCCAAAGGAAGCCGTTGTCCGAGAAGTTGAAGAAGAGACGGGTTATGACGGAGAATACAAGCTTGCCTTCCTATGGACTTTCGAGGATGAAGAAGAAGGGTTTCAGTATCATAATTTCTTGGCCATCGTTCAAAACGAGTTTCTGCCGAAACGCTCTTGGGAGAATGACAAAGGCAAGTGGGTAGAGTGGGGCGACTGGCCGCACCCCATGCACTTCGGGTTGAAGTCTTTGCTTCAACATGCGGGTGAAAAAATTCATCGAGTTGTTACCTTGATTAAACGCAAGAAAGCTGGTATAGTCAGGGAAATGGATACACCACCAGCAATCGTGCAGCCAGCAAATGCGACTGCGAACTACAATATCACAAACGCTTACATCGTAGCCACAACTTTATGGGGAGAAGCCCGTGGAGAAGGCGAGAAGGGAATGCAAGCTGTGATGAATGTCATCATGAATCGGACCAAGGGAAACTTCAAGAAGGCCAAAGACGTTGTATTGGCTCCTAAACAGTTTTCAATGTGGAACAGTGTGACCAATGCCGAAGGAACGGCGTTAGCCGCAGCCCAAAAGTATCGTGGTGGTGAACAATGGCAACAAGCCATTCGCATTGTGGACCTTGCCGCTTCGGGAAAACTCCCTGACATTACAGGCGGTGCCACATTCTATTTCAATCCGAAGAAAGCTAATCCATCTTGGGCCAAAAAGATGAAGAAGACAGTAACGATTGGAAATCACGATTTTTACAAACCATTGCCAAAGAGAAAAATGAAGCGGGGAAAAGTTCCTGTTGCCATTCGTGAAATGATTGAATCTCAAGCCCCCGGCCAATCCGTTCTCTTCCCGAAAGGACTTGTGGGCGATGGCATATGGGAATATGAATTGAAGTCCCCCAAGTCATATCTGCGCTACAGGTACGAGCCAGATACCAGAATATTTTACCTCGACAACATCGGCACTCCTAATCAGGAGGACAAAAACAAAGGCTATGCTAAGGCTCTTCTCGAAACCTTCTTTCAGCTTATCAAGGGGCAAGGCGGGGCACTGGACAGTGGACCCTTTACTACCTCTGGTACAGCCTATGTCAAACATGTTGTCGAGCGGTTTGCAAAAAGTTATGGAGTACGTTTAGTCAAAGGACGGGACCAAGTTAATGAAGCGGTGTCTCCCGAACTTAAAGGATGGTTTGGAAACAGCAAGGTGGTGGATAAGCACGGGGAGCCATTGATTGTATGGAAAGGCATGAGATGGAAGGATGATGCTGGCAAGCCTATTACGCATATTCAACGCCGAGAAGAGTTCCCTGCGTTCAATAAGGGTGAACCGGGAATCAGGGGGATTGCGGGCTTCTTTACGTCCGACCAAACGGTAGCCAAAAAGTTTTGCTTCGGGCCAAACACGGCAACGAAACCATTCTATCTGAAAATCGAGAATCCTTTTGTGATTGATATGAAGGGTGGGCTTGCGGGGGACGCTCAGTTTGACAAACAAGGTCTGCCGTTCCGAGACGCTATGCGAAGCGGAAAGTATGATGGGGCATTCATTCTGAATACGAAGGATGAAGGAAATGTTTTTGTAATCACCAACCCATCACAGGTGAAGTTGGCTACCAACAAAACATTCGGCCCTGATAAGGAATTTGCCAAAGAATCGGCTGTTGACAACTCTTATAAAAATGGTAAGCTATCCGAAGCATATGGTGACCCCGGAGACCATGTGATATTCGGCGGGGTGTTCTATCCCGAGCGGGTTGTGGCAAACATCGTCAAGAGTCACAATGACTATTTCGGTCATACACGAGACCACGGTCCAACTCGATGGGTGTATTATCAAGGAATGAAGACGGTGTTTTGGCATCATTATCCTCCATCGGTGCCAGAATGGGAAGTGATAGTGAAAGAGTGGCTTGAGAAACGTGGATACGAAGTAGAACGGGAGACGGATAAAGAGCAATACTACAAGTTGATGGCGTGGTATCAGAAGAAAGGTCTGCTGAAAGAGATTGAAGATAGTGGCGTAATTTTGGGCGCACTGGACAAGAACGGGTCTAATTTGCAACCCGTGTATAGCCAAGACCAGTTAACCAGACATCCATCGTATATGGGAATGTCGGATAGACGATGGCGCTACTATCCTGACCTTGAGCAGTTGGATTGGCAAGGTCAGCCAACAGAACAAGAACATGAAGGCACGAAAGAATTTTTGGCACAACGGGGATTGATGGTAAAACGGGTCCATTACCTTGCGGGGTCAACGAAGACAGCAGGCAAATAAATCATTTTGCTTCGAGTGTAGGTTTGAGCCATAGGTTTCTCTCTGAAAATAGACCATTCAGGTGACGAAACCTGAAAAAGTGTTGCAATGCCAACCCCGTATTAGATGAGAACGCCTTCGCTAGTTCAACTTGTAATCTCTCAGAACTTACTGCCTTGAAATCAACGACCTGAAATCTCAGAATGGTTTCGGCGACTTCTTCGGAGATTTCAAACCCAAGTTGACACGAAAAGCGGATAGCCCGTATGATGCGGAGGGTGTCCTCCCGAAATCTATCCTCTGCCTTTCCAACTGACTCAATAACTCGACGACGAATTGCATCCTGACCATCGAATGGGTCAATCAGTACCTCCGACCCAATTTCTCGGGCGATAGCATTCATGGAAAAATCCCTTCGCTGGAGGTCATCCTCGATGTTTTCGGCAGACGATACGCTGTCGGGGTGTCTGCCATCCGTGTAGAACGATTCCTTGCGGGCAAGGGTAAAGTCAACCGCCCCAATACTTGGCAACTTGGCCCGAATAGCAACGAACTGAGGGCGTTCTTGAAAAATAGTCGCTCCTTGCGAAAGAAGGTAATCCCGCATGGATTCGTAATTCGGGGCCAAGACCGAGAAATCTCGGTCATTTGCGGGTAGTCCAAGCAATTCATTGCGGATAGACCCGCCAACTTCAAATATGCGAATATTCATTGTGGAGTATTCTACCACATATAAAAAAGATGTCAACCCGATTGTTTAGACGTTTATGTTTGGACGATTATACTTATAGGAGAGGACAAAAGTTATGGGAAGACACAAAATATATGAATCCGAACGAGAACGACACGATGCTGAAAAACGCAGAAAAAGAAATTGGTACTATCGAAATCGAGGGAAAGCCAAAAAAGCACGGATGGATTATTATTGGAGGACGAAAAGCGTGGAAACGCAAATGCCCGATTTGTAATGAAATGGTGTATCATTTTGAGAGGTCTTATGTTTACAGAAAATCATACGCCTCTCATCCATGTAGGAAGTGCTGGAAACAGGCTAAAACTTCTTCGCTTTTACGAAATTGCCCGTGCTGTGGGAAATTGTTGCTGTACAAAACATACAAAAACTTCTGGAAAGCATCACACGAAAACGCCAAATGCCGAAGTTGTGCCAAGATAGGAAATCCATCGAGAAAAGGACAAAAATGCTCTGGACTGCATAAATTTCGGGTATCAAGAGCCAACCGAGGCAAAGTTATATCACCAGAGAGCCGACTCAAAATGAGGAGGGCGGCTATTGCCAGAATGGATAGACTTGGGATTACCCAGTACAGAAGTTATAACCCGAATGCCTGTGATTATTTTGACGTTTTATCCAAACAAAATAAATGGGATTTACAACACGCCAGAAATGGTGGAGAAGTTCAGACCCAAGGATATTTTCTGGATGCCTACGATAAAAAGAAAAATATAGTTGTAGAATATGATGAGGCTTATCATCATCGTCCAAGCAAACGGCGGAAAGATTTAGTCCGGCAACAGGAAATAATAGACTATCTTCATTGCGATTTCTACAGATATGATGCGAGAAATGCTAAACTTGTCAAAGTTTGGTAAGTATTTATATCTGTGGTCAAACTCAAAACATTGCTGCTCGAAGAAGAGTCCAGACTGAACATCACCATTGATGATGTCGAGACTCTTATTCGCAGCCGTTGGGTAAACCGTGACTCCATAAGCCTCTTGAAAACCCTCGAAGCTTTTTACTATTCCGATAAAGAAGAAGAGCAGGGGTGGGCAAAGGACTATCTCATCCTTTTGAACCGAGTCATGGAGCATGTCCTCAACATTGCAAAGCGATTGGGAGTTCCTCATGTGAGTGGCGGGTTTATCAAAAGCCGATTGCTTGACGAATCGGAGTTCAGGTTCAAAATGGAAGAGTTCTTCCCATTTCCGCTTTACATCGCCGCTACACCTAATGCAGATGGTGATTGGGCAGAAATAGGTATCATGATTGACAAGGACGGGAGAGTATTAGAAATCCACGAGGGCAACGACGAAGCCTCTCCTGAGACCATATCAATGGCAAACAAACTCGTCAACCCATCTGGTAAGAAGGTTCGGGTGTATGGTATGCATGGCACCAAAGTCGTTCAACAGATAGAATCTTCGGAGTATCTCCCCACCAATCTTTATGTATCTCCTGACCGAGGACATGCGAGCAGACATTGGGACAATACTGACAGGTCTATGTTCACGGGCATCGTGGACATCAACAATCTCTCGCAAGAAAGTGAGATTGATTGGAAGACAATGGGTCCGACAAAAATAGAGAGGTTCCGATGGCTATAATGCTAAAAATATTGTTGTTAGAGAGTCGCCTTGACCAGCTTTACAAGGAAATGTGGGAGCATATACGTTGCTATAAGATAGCCAAAGAGGCAGGCAATGAATGGCAGAGAAATGATTGCTTGAAGAAAATCCAATTGCTGGCCCCCGAAATCAAACGTGAGAAAGCAAAGAGTCCCGAGCAGCTAGACCAAGATGATTTCTTACGTCACCATTACACGGGGCACATAGATTCGAGCGCCTACAGCCAATATGAAAAGGAAGGCGGGCTATCGTGGTTAGGGGACAAGTCGAAGTATCCTGTGCTTCTTCACAAGGGTAAATATGGTCAATTTGACGTGGAGTTTCGGCAGACGGGTCAAGTGAACCGATACATCAAGACCGATGACAACGGCGACATAGTTAGGGGTGCGGATGGAAAAGCATTGGATATGACCCCCGAAGAGATAAAGTCGGCAGGGCTTGCGACACACGATGAAACTATCGTTGCGTTCGTGGGGGACAAACCAGTAGGATTTGCCAGCAATGAGTTCGGGGCGGTTGGGGTTTGGGTTGAAGGTCCATATCAAAAGATTGGTATTGGAACGGACTTGATGGCTATGCATATTGAACTTCGACCGAGGGTCAAAGCTGGCAAGTCAAAGATTGGGCAAGCAACCGATGCGGGCATTTCTCTGATGAAAGCTTATCATCGAAAGATGAGCAAAAAGCATGGCACGGGATGGTTCAAACAACTGAGGGTATCCAAAGATGATTAATCTGAAATCTATTATTTCCGAAGTCCTTCGTGTAGAACATTCTCGGGGTATCCCCAAACTTGATGATTCCATAACGGGAATGGACATTAGGATAGGGGATGAAAGATATGTGGCTACTTTGAATACGATTCCGGGTGAAGGAAAATATAGAATTGGGGGAGTCTATATCAATCAAGCGGGAGAATCGGAAGCATTTACCCATGTGAGCGGTGACAGTTGGGAATCTGTGTTGAGACATTTACCAAAGCATTTCATTTATGGTGCTGATGTCATAACTTATAGAAAAGGTGTATGATTAAGCTGAAACCATTGACCGAAATGAATAAGTACGGCGACCAACCCAGTCCCCTACTCAAGAAATATCTCTTGGAAAACAAGGTTGGGGAATTGACGGAGTATTTATATCATGGAAGCCCATTTGACGGGTTGGTGAATATGCTTGTGCATGGATTTCAAGGTACAGAGCATGGGGAAGTGGCTGAACATGAGACTATTAGCACATCTTTGAACTCCGAGATGCTTGGGCATTTCTCCGAAGGAAATGGGATAACAGGATTGCAGTTTCACGTTAAGAATGCGAAAGTCATCATTTTGGATGAGTTTATGACGTATCTCGTTACCCAAGAAGCGGGGTCGGGGTTTGATGCCGAGATAACAGATGAAAAAAAGTTTGAGGATTTCTGTACTCAATTCGATGTTCCCATAGGAGGTCAGAGACGGGGACCATATCTTCCATATGGCTATTTGAGTTCTATTGGTGTGGACGCCTTTTCTTTCGATTACACTTGGAAATATTGGCAGGGCTACCAAGGATACCGTGGTGCCTCGGCGGCACGAGACGAGCATGAGATTTGCTTCATTGGAAAAGGAATCCAAACGTTGGAGAAAAGTATATCGCTCATCTACGTGGATGGGGAAGAATTTGACAAGAAGTTGCCCGCCTTGCGAGCAATCAAGAGGAAGATGCATGATAAGCCTGACCGAAATTATCAAGGATAACGAGAGTCTTCGCACGTTGAAGAAGCAAGGTTCTATGGCCAAGAAAGCCTCGGTACAGCTTCTCAGTAAAAGAGGTCTTGAAGAGGCGGATTACTTCATTCTACGGCTTAAGGAGTCCTCGAAGTTGAAGAATTGGGTTGCTTTGTATCGAACCCATAGCATCATGTCGGGGAGACCTATTTTTTGGATAAATGCCAATCTCCCCGAGATTGTGAACCAATACGACCCGGACGTGAATCTAGTCAGAGTAATGACGGATAACATCCTTCATGAGTGGTGGCACGCTATCTGTGATGCATTCAGGGCATCTCAGTTTAGGAACGTCCCACTCAAGACGAAAGTGAGTTTCCAGCCAGACCAAAAGGAAGAAAACATGGCCGAGAAGTTCATAGCATACTGCGGTGGGGACGCTTGGAATGATGTAAGTGAAAAAGAGGCTAAGTATTTTGCCGATGCAATACAGGAGTTCAA